CAATACGAAACAGAGCGACACCTTCTCGTAGAAAGTTTAGAACTGCAGGTCAGAGAAGTTATGGGTGACACACCTGTAAACTTAAATAGTCCAGAGCAGTTATCGTGGGTTATCTATGGTAGGAAAGTTAAAGATAAAACAGATTGGGTTACAGCCATTGACCCATACATGACAGGCTCTGATTTCAAGCAAGCAATAGCACAGAACACAGAAAAATTATACAGGACAGAATCAGAGCAGTGCGCTACATGCAATGGTTATGGCAGGATTCGTAAAACAAAAAAGGATGGTACACCTTTTGCCAAAGCAACACGTTGTGTTGATTGTGATGGTAAAGGTTATTTATATCTACCCACAGAAAAACGAGCAGGATTTTGTTTTGTACCACCATCACCAAAGTGGGCATCGGCTAATGGTTTTACAACAAACAAGATGAATTTACAAATGCTTGAGAGTACAGCCAAGAACAAAGGCATGAAAGATGCGGAGCGTTTCTTACGTAATGTGCGTAGGCTGTCTGCAGTAGAAACTTACCTATCTTCTTTCATTGAAGGTATAGCTACACATGTAAAATCTGACAACAGATTACATGTCAGATTGTTACAGCATCGCACATCTACAGGTAGACTATCTGGTGCAGACCCAAACATGCAGAACATGCCTAGAGGTGGTACATTTCCTGTCAAGAAAGTGTTCGTATCACGTTGGAACGACAATGACTTTGGCATGAAAGGATATGTTCTTGAAGCTGACTTTGCACAACTAGAGTTTAGAGCTGCTGCATTTTTGTCACAGGACAAGGTGGCTATGGAAGAGGTCAAGACAGGCTTTGATGTGCATGCGTATACAGCGAAGATTATATCTGATGCAGGTCAACCTACAACTCGACAAGAAGCAAAAGCTCACACCTTTGCACCTTTGTATGGTGCGAGTGGGTTTGGTAGGACAAAAGCTGAAGCGTCATACTACGAGCATTTTACACAGAAGTATAAAGGCATTGCTGATTGGCATAAGACTTTAGCTAGAGAAGCACTAGACCATCAAAAGATTGCTACACCATCTGGTAGAGAGTTCTCATTTCCAGATGTGCAACGTAATAGAAGTGGCAGAATAAGTCACTTTACACAGATAAAGAATTATCCTGTGCAGTCGTTTGCTACCGCAGACATTGTGCCATTGGCACTGCTACACATTGATAATCTTTTAGAGCGAATGAAGTCCTGTATAGTCAATACAGTACACGATAGTATTGTCATTGATGTGCATCCAGAAGAGAAGAATGCGGTGATTGGTGTTATAGATAAAACTAATAAAGAGTTATCTTCTTTGATATCAAGTCGTTGGGGAATAAGCTTCAACGTACCGCTATTGTTGGAAGCAAAAATAGGATATAATTGGCTTGACACTAAAGATGTTATATGATATAACTATGTCTCATTTGTTAAAGGAGAAACATATATGACAGAACTAACGACAATAGACCCGAACAACTATGGCGCAATGGCAAAGGCTATGGGCATAGCTAATGAAGCACCTGCTAAATCTAAAAGCAGTTCTTTAGCTAGGCTACGCATTAACCATTCACCAATCATGGGTACAGCAGAAGTTAAAGGAAAAAGTGTTAACGTAGAGACTGTTAGCGGTGGTACATACAAACTGGAGATTCCAGATGGTGATACATACTTTGCTAACTCTGTTAAGATTAGACCACACATGCAAAGGTTTATGTATAAGCGATTTGTAATGGGTGGTGCTAATGCACCTAACAGGTATATTAAAACTGTCATGTCAGATAATCTAAACGTGGATTTGAAAGACAACGATGGTGGTTTTAACTGTGGTAAACCTGCAGGTTACATACAGGATTTTAAAGCATTACCAGAAAAGAAGCAGGAATTAATCAAGCAGATTAAAAGAGTGCGAGTTCTTTTTGGTACAGTAGAATTAGTAAACCCAGTGACTTCAACTGGGGCGGAAGTGACTGTTGACCCCATGCCTTTTATATGGGAGATAGATAACAGAGATGCCTTTAAGATTGTAGGCGAGCCTTTCGCTAATCTGGCAAAGCTACAAAGACTGCCAATACATCATATGATTACAGCTACGACTGACGAGAAGAAGTTACCTAATGGTAATAGCTTCTTTATTCCTGTCGTGTCTCTTGATGTATCTAAGTCTATCGAAGTGACTGACGATGACCAGAATATGTTTGCTGACTTCCTAGCGTGGTTGGATAACTACAATCAATACATTCTGAATCTATGGCAAGAGAAGGCTAACTCTAGAATGGAAGACGATGATGTTGATGTGGTAGATAACCTAGTAGACATCGAAGTTGAAGACGTGGGTTGCTAATGAACCATCCTGCTGAACTAGCGTTGCATCAATACCTAGATGATGCTGTTAATGGTAAGACATCTATGTCTGACACAACCATCCGACAGGTTGCTACTGATGTGGCTGAAGCTATGCAACGTCAGTTCGGTGGGCAGAAAAAGCGAAAAGATTTTCGTTTACGCATGTCGAATGTGGGGAGACCAACTTGTCAGCTATGGTATGACAAGAACAAGCCTGAGAAAGCTCTACCTTATCCTACTACCTTCATTATGAATATGATGATTGGGGATATAGTAGAAGCAGTATTCAAAGGTCTGATGACTGAAGCAGGTATACAGTACGAAGATTCTAAAGAAGTTTCTTTGGATGTAGGTAAGTCTAAAGTATCTGGCACGTATGATATAGTTGTCAATGATGCGGTGGATGATATCAAATCTGCTTCAGATTGGTCTTACAAAAATAAGTTCGAATCCTATGATACTCTTGCAGAGTCAGATGGGTTTGGATACATTGGACAGTTAGCAGGTTATGCCAAAGCATCTGGTAAAAGAGCAGGTGGTTGGTGGGTTGTTAACAAAGCCAATGGGCATTTTAAATATGTACCTGCAAGCGGTTTAGATATGACTAAAGAAGTAAAGAAGATATCTAATACTGTGAATGTTGTAAAGGCTAATAAGTTTAAGCGTTGCTTTGAAGCTGAAGATGAAACATTCAGAGGTAAGCCTACAGGTAATAAGATACTGAACACGAACTGCAAGTTCTGTTCGTACAGATTTGATTGTTGGTCTAACCTTGTGGAAAGACCTGCAGTCAAGTCACAAGCCAAGCAACCAAGAACGGTTGCATATGTTCACTTAGAAGAGGAGTATTTAAATGAGTGATATGGAAATAGATGCTCTTGAAACAGAGATAAAAGAAACGCAAGAGCGTTTAACTAATTTGCGTAAAGAGTATAGAGAGAAGAAGTATTCTAATTTGAAGATGGCTATAGAAGCTAAAAGAGAAGCTGAAAGGGCGGTGCAAGAAGAGTGGAAAGCTTTAGGTTATCCCTCTAGTATACCGTTTCCTAGCTACAGTAAAGATTTCTTTACATTCAAGTGGTAAATAGATTCTCTCAGTTTGCGACAGCACGAAAGTATGGGTATCGTAGCGGTCTGGAAATAAAAATCTCTGACTTGTTGAAAGAGCAACGTGTTAAGTTTAAATACGAGCCTTTCAAAATAGAGTGGGAAGATTTAGCCTATCGCACATATACACCCGATTTCGTGCTGTTCAATGGTGTAATCATAGAAACTAAAGGACAGTTTACAGCGTCAGACAGAAGAAAACATCTCGCCATAAAGAAACAACATCCTAAATTAGATATACGTTTTGTATTTGAGAATAGCAGACGTAAACTTAGGAAAGGCGCAAAGTCTACATATGGCGAATGGTGTGACAGATATGATTTTGTTTACTATGACAGGATTATTCCCGAATCGTGGATAAAAGAAAAAGGCAAAGACAAGTACCCAAGTTTTATAAAATTTAATGGATATAAAAGGAAAGCATATGGACATAGTAGATAAGATAGATAAAAATGATTTCATAATACGAGTTCGTCCCAACAAAAACAAAAGTAATGGTGCATGGTCAGGTAGTGCTGACATTGTTGTCATTACATCAGAACACAATGACTTGCCAGAGAGTGAGTGGGGTGAGCTTATGCAGTTTAGCAGAATGATGTGTGCTTCTGTGCCTGTAATAGAAGAAATAGAAACTTTTAGAAACTTAGTGCATGAATATTTAAATCGAGGTTACGAAGGAAAAAAAGATTTATTTATTGACAAACGCGAAGGTAGTAATATAATACATTTAGATTTTATGAATGGGAAGAGCAATAATGAAGAAAAAGATTGACATGGTGAATAGTCCACCGCACTACCTAAAAGGTGGAGTAGAGTGTATAGATATGATACGAGCAGCATTAGACGAAGTAGAGTTTCGTGGATATTGTAAAGGCAACAATATTAAATATACATTTAGAGAGAAAGACAAAGGTAAAGATGAAGACCTTAAAAAAGCACGAGTCTATTTAAACTACATATTGGAGAGTTAAATGCTAGTTAAGATGCTCATAGCTATAGATATAGACCCAGAGGAGTACCCCATTCCTGCCGATGGTAAAGTATCAGAGGAAATTGAGGATGGCATCCGTGAATATTTTTATGATGTTCAAGGTGCTGATATTAAAAATATAAAAACATTGAGAGATTAACATGAACAACTTATTACCAACTGACTACCAAAACTTCATTGCGTTATCACGTTACGCAAGATGGAAAGAGGACGAACAAAGACGTGAGACGTGGAGTGAGACTGTACAAAGATATATAGACTATATGTCTAATCATCTTAAAAAGAAACACAATCATACTATTCCACAGGCTACAAATCATGACTTAGAAGATGCTATGATGGGATTGAGTGTCATGCCTAGCATGAGAGCTTTGATGACCGCAGGTTCTGCATTAGATAGATGTCATGTAGCAGGATATAACTGTTCGTATATACCTGTCGATAGTCCACGAGCGTTTGACGAGACTATGTATGTGCTAATGTGTGGCACAGGTGTTGGCTTCTCTGTTGAAAGAGAGAATGTAGATAAACTGCCTATTGTAAATGAACACTTTGAGAAGAGTGACACGGTTATAAAGGTTGCTGATAGCAGACCGGGTTGGGCAAGAGCATTACGAGAAATGATAGCTATGTTGTATGCAGGGCAGATACCACAATGGGATGTTTCAGAAGTAAGACCTGCAGGTGCTAGACTAAAAACATTTGGTGGTCGTGCCAGTGGTCCTGCACCTTTGGAAGAATTGTTTGAGTTCTGTATTGAGAAGTTTACACAAGCTAAGAATCGTAGGCTGTATCCACTAGAATGCCATGACATTATGTGTAAGATTGGTGAAGTTGTTGTAGTGGGCGGTGTGCGTAGGTCAGCATTGATATCTCTATCTAATTTAGGAGATACACAGATGCGACATGCTAAGTCTGGACAATGGTGGGAGAACGAAGGACAACGTGCGTTAGCAAATAATAGTGTAGCCTACAGATTCAAGCCTGATATGGACACATTCATGCGCGAGTGGCTCGCTCTTTACGAAAGCAAGTCGGGTGAGAGAGGTATATTCAACAGACAGTCCGCCATTAAGCAAGCGTCCAAGAATGGTAGACGAGATGTAGAACAAGAGTTTGGTTGTAATCCATGCAGTGAAATAATACTGCGTCCCTACCAGTTCTGTAATCTTACGGAAGTTGTTGTGCGTGAGTCTGACACAGAAGAAACGCTGATACAGAAAGTAAAACTAGCAACTATATTAGGCACATATCAATCCACTCTTACTGACTTTAAATATCTACGTAAGATATGGAAAGATAATACAGAAGAAGAAAGGCTTCTAGGTGTGTCACTCACTGGTATCATGGACAATGCGTTGCTAAGTGGTAAGAGTCCAAAGATAGGTAATAATATAGAAGGATTGCTTACAAAGTTACGTGAGACTGCTGTCGAAACAAACAGAAAAGTATCTGCTAAGTTAGGCATACCGCAGTCCACTGCTGTAACTACAGTTAAGCCTAGCGGTACAGTTAGTCAATTAGTTGACAGTGCTAGTGGCATACACGCTCGGCATAATCCACACTATATACGTACAGTTCGTGGTGATAATAAAGACCCACTTACACAGTTTATGGTGGCACAAGGAATACCATCTGAGCCTGATGTGATGAAGCCACAAAGCACTACAGTGTTCAGCTTTCCTATGCAAGCACCATCTACCGCTGTGTTTAGACAAGACATGTCAGCTATCGAACAGTTGAATATATGGTTGAAGTATCAGACATACTGGTGTGAGCATAAACCATCTGTAACTATCTCTGTAAAAGAACACGAGTGGTTAGAGGTAGGTGCTTGGGTGTACGAACACTTTGATGAAGTGTCAGGCATAAGCTTTCTACCTTTCAGTGAGCATACCTACAAGCAAGCACCATATCAAGATTGCACTGAAGTAGAGTACAAAGATATGCTAAGTAAGATGCCAAAGGGTATTGACTGGACAGCATTGTCTGAGTTTGAAAAAGAAGATACAACATCAGGCAGTCGTGAATTGGCATGCACCGCAGGTGTGTGTGAAGTAGTTGACATCAGCGCATAAAGGAGATAAAATGAAAGAGTTACTTTTAAATGCACAGCTAACTTATCTTAAAGGACAGATAAATAAACATTTAGCAAACGTGACTGTGTTATTACAGAGTCCAACAGGTATAGGTCAGCATCAAGACATTCAAGAGTCTATTGAAAAAGAGTTAGGTAGTATAGCAGAGTATGATGGTAAATTAAATATGATTGTTAAATACCTAGCACCACAACAACCTCAAAATGAAGGGACATCAGATGACAAAAACAGAACCGTCACCAAAAAATAGAAAGAAGTTTGACATAGACCTGCAGTATGGCAAGGTCAGAGAAAAGCTTGTGGCTGATATGTTGCAAGACAAAAAGATTGAAGTCAAGAGTGAACGAGATGTGTGGCAGAGAACTGGTAACATTGCTATAGAATATGAATGTTATGGCAAGCCTAGTGGTATCAATGCCACCGAATCAGACTATTGGTTTCATAATCTCTGCATTGGTGAGGAAGTTTTTGCCACTTTGGTGTTTGATACAAAAAGTCTTAGACGTATTATACAGAACCTAGATTACAAAAAGTCTGTGTCTGGTGGTGACCACAATGCATCACGTATGTATCTACTAAACTTACAGAAACTATTTTCATCT